ACCCGAACAATAAGTTTTGCGAGATGGGTAATGACATGACCAAAGATGTTGCAGAGGCAGTTGCATTAATGATGAGAAAGGTGGATTGGAATGATCCGGTATGGGACATAAGATATTATGTCAATGAGATAGAACCTGATAGAGCATTATTCTGGCTTACTGGTGGATATACCGAGTGGAGAACTTTAGAGAACTACAACAGACCATGGTGTGATTGTTATTTAGAATTCCAAGAAGAGTTTGGTGAACTAATTTTCAACATTGTGTCACGTAATAAAACTCTTCGTGATATAAGAGATGGATTTGTTCAACACCTCTCACTACCGACACTCTACGAGTTTGCACTTAGTAAAGACTTCATAAAGTGATAAATGATAAAAAACCCGTCGAAAGACGGGTTTTGTGTTTAATATATAACACAAATGGAATTTAGAATATGGAGAACTTAGTAAATTCAGTTTGTGGTAAGCCATATTGTAAGGCAACCTTTGTTGTGAATAAATCTGATATAAAAATTGTTGATGATGTTGAGGTTTGGCCAAACTTTTGTCCTGGTTGTAGAATGCAAGAAGGTAGTGTTAACTGGGAGGAAAAAACATATGAAGGTGAAAGGTGGGACGGAACACCACATGAGTTCAGATATAAAATAAACAAATACTATTAATGGGTGCTGCACACTTTTTTGATTTGGACACTGTGATACTTAGTGATGCCAAAGTTTGGATAATTGACAAATCACGTCCATCACTTCCAGTTCACAGAATAAGTCAATCCGATTTCAACCTTGTTAGATCCGGTGTTTTTAAATCACACGGTAACAGAGTACCGTTTGCTGGTAGTGATTATTGGCTTTCTGATAAACTAATGTCAGAAGTTAATGTTGGTTGTAAAAGGAATCGTGCTAACTCATCAAACTTGGCATTCTCACTTAGAGAGTTTATGGACGAGGACCTTATCAGAGCATCAAACCACAGAATAAATGAAGATGTGCTTAGACATCTTAAGAATTCTCCAGATGATGTATACTTTATATGTTCAAAAAATACCAAATCTAACTACGAAAGAATGATAGAAAAGGTCGAGGATAAGTTGGAAGAGATTGGTATTCGTATAAAAAATTACTACTACGTTTCGGAAAGCTTCTATGAGAGTAATGATGACGACGTGGCGTGGGATAAATGTAGACTTTTACTACAACATCTAATTGGTGTAAAGGCAGATGGTGATGTTTTTGATACACAAGAGATAATTAGATACGAACAGATTCACTTCTATGATGAAGACCAAAAATCAGTTGCTATGGTAGATTCTATAGGCAAAGCTCTTCAAACAATGTTGGCAAATAGTCAGAGCTCACAAAAAGACACAATACGAGAAACAATAAAGTCTTCAATGCCTGAGTTGATTATAAATATAGTTACTCCTAATAAAATGAAACTTTTTTCAACAAAGAAGGTGAAACTCGAATATGCTAATTTAGTTAAGTCGTTTGAGTCTTATGGAAGGATTCGTAAATAGATTACTCTTTTTTACCTCTGTCTTCTTCCTTTTTCATCATGGCTGCCTTTATCAATTCGTTCATATCACGACTATTCATAATTTGACCATCATTAGAATCTTCTTTATCGTCTTCCTGTATCATTGGTGTATTTGTTGCCATCTCGTCATAACCCATATCCCTTCTCAGGTTCTTCCAAAATTCTTCTAATTTAGTCTTTTGCCCTGAAAGAAATTTTGCATTTTCCCTTATCTGACCAATTGTCTGGTTTACAACTTCGTGCATCCTGGCAGAACTATCACCATTGTCAACCTGTCTCATTTGTGTAAGAAAGTTTTTTCTTGTCATTTTGGTGAGAAATATCGCTTCGGCATAAACCATAGCATCTTCTTTCATTTTGTTCTGTATGTACGGATGTTCTTTGAGTTTAGGTACATCGCCTAAGTATAAATCTACCAGTGATTCTAGTACCTGCATTGATTGTTGTGATGATACCGTGAGATCAGAATCGTAGTCATAAATTTCAATCTCTCCCAAATCAGGAAGATCCTCGGGTCTTGCTAGGTGCATTGAGAAGTCATATTCACCACCCTCTGATTGTATCTGGTCGAATTCGTCCTGTATTCTATTCCTTTCTTTATCTTGCTTCGACATTAGTAGGAGTTGTTTTTCCTTATATATAAGGAAATTGGCTTCCCAATATGTCAGAGAAAAAGAAAGAAGATATTAGACAGATGGTTTTTACCACCAGATTGGTGGAAGAAGCCACAAATCAAATAAACGACGGTATACAAGTTAAGAAATTTCAAAACCCTTGGCTAAAAAGTGAGGTAGGTCTAAAAAGGTCTGGTGTAGTTTTCCGACTTTCTGCAGAAGAACAACAGGAATACATACGTTGTGCAGTTGATATACATTATTTCACCGAAAAGTATTGTAAGACTAAAAGAGAGGATGGATCCGTAGGTTCTATACTTCTTAGGGACTACCAGAGTGAGATTCTCGATAACTTTATGAACAACCGGTTCAACATACTAATGGCTAGTAGGCAGGTGGGTAAGTGTTTTTATTTCAACACTTTGTGTAGTATTGAGATTGATGGTATCGAAATTGAGATGAGAGTTGGAAGTCTTTATTATTATATGCTTTCTAAGATTAGGAAGTTGACTTTGTTGGAGAAGATAAAGATAAAATTGTATGATATTTTATTCCATTTCGAAAACGTTTCCCGAGTTGAGGAGAAGCCATAAAATCTATTTATACAATAATTTCCCATTTTATTTTACCACAATCGTATATCTTAATAATTTCCAACTCACTTTCACTTATGCCGGTTTTAGATTTTCTGAATTTTGATTTATGGTATCTCTTTCCTTCAATTATATATTTGTAATCTGGATTACTATCACTTTTTTTTACAAATCCTAAAGTTTTATATAACTCACCTAAACTCCAATCTTTGTCAGAGTAACTAATAACTTTTTCAACATCGTAATTTTTAGTAAAATATTTGAATAATTTTGACGCACCACCGATAATATTGTAATTCAATTTATTACAAAATCTATTTATATTCCAATTATTTTGTAACATTTTTTTACGACCTTCGTAATGATCAAAGGTCATCAAACTAACTAGTTCATCTTTAAAATATAAACCTAATTTCAATGAAGATGCAACTTGACCCTGTATGTGGTTATCATTTAGGAATTTGGATACTATTTTAGAATCTTTAATTTCTTTAACTTCACATTTTCTGGCAAAAATTTTATTATCTGTTGAATTCAACCAGTTTTTTATTTGTGACATTATTATATTCTTTTTATAATTCCAATCGTCTTCCCATATGTGAATTATTCTTATTCCCCTTTCTTCAAAATATTTAGTTTTATTTAAGTGATAATTCTTATCCTTAAATTTGTTTGAATGGTAATATAAACCATTGAATTCGATACCTAAATTGATTTTTGGTAAATAGATATCAATTTCCAAACTATCTCTATAAGATTGAATTATATCACCTGTATAATTTGATTTTATAAATTCAAAAAGTTCTTTTTCCTTAATAGACTTTAATTCACTTATTGGGTTACATACTGTGCAAATATTTATATTACTCTCTAATCGTTTTAAGTAATTATCAGAGCATATTTCAAAATAATGTCCGTTATCACATTTATATTTTGAAAATTTATTTCCTAAATATTCTATGTAATTTTCTGAGAATATTTTTTTATTATTTTTGCTCAATATGGTTTTGTTAAAATTATCAACACCCCACTTATCTAATGAATCTAATCTAACTTTTTCTTTACACTCATCGGATTGTGAGTAATACTCAACTCCCCATTTATCTAAACTAGTTGATTTGACTTTATTTAAAAAATCATCAGTCTTTGCATAGTTATCAACACCCCACTTATCTAAATTAACTTCTTTTATTTTATATTTAACTTCTTCAGATTTTGATGGATTATCAACACCCCAATTTTTCAACGATGTTTCTTTAAATTTCTTTTTATACTCGTCGGTCTTTGAATAATGGTCAACACCCCACTTAAGTTGAGCAGTTTCTTTTATTTTATTCTTGTACTCATCAGTCTTTGAATAATGCTTTACTCCCCACTTTTCTAAATTGGTTTTTTCTAAATTAGACCTAACTTCATTTGATTTCATTGGATTATCAACACCCCAATTTTTGAACGAACTTTCTTTTCTTTTTTCTGTTATGCATTTTTTAGAGCCACAACAATGTTTTTCATTATTTTTGTGTATTTTTAAATATTTTCTCCACTCATTTTCATATTTTTCACCACAAAAATCACATATAACTTCAACTTTATAACCGGAACCATCTGGTAATGAATCAGTTGGTATTTTTATATTTGTATTTAAGTTAATATCTAATTCGTATCCGAATAGATTTTCTATTTTCTTCTTATTATAATTATTTATGTAAATGGTTACATACTTAGTAACTAACATAAATTATATATAAAATATGATTAGATGTGTTGGTATACGTATAATAAAGTTCTTAATAAATTTAGTTGAGAGAATAGAATATAGAAATATATCATTGGATGAAGATGATATTAGTAAAAAGATATTAAATTCTATAAGTGTTTTAGACATAAAGGTCAAAACAGATACTGGTTATGAGAAAGTGACCGATTTACATTTGACACAACCTTATAAACATTATAGATTAAATACTTCTGATTATGAGTTACTTTGTGCAGATAATCATATAGTATTTGATAAAGATTATAATGAAATATTTGTTAAAGATTTACGTATAGGTGATCTAATTCAAACTGAAAGTGGTTTACAAAATGTAAAATCTGTTAAATTGGATAATTTTAAGTCATCTATGTTTGATATGACAGTGAATCATCCAAACCATAGATTTTATACTAATGGCATTCTCTCACACAATACAGTATCATCTGCTATATTCATATTACACACAATACTTTTCAACAACGATAAGAATTGTATGATTGTTGCCAACAAAGGAGACACTGCTATCGAAATTGTAGATAAAGTAAAGTCAATCTATTCACTTCTACCATTCTTTCTAAAA